CTAAACATCAACGTAAGTTGACGCAAAGCAAAGATTGCTTCAATGTCTGGAACATCCAATAGCACGCCACTACTAGGACTGAACACACGTCCAAGGAAACCCTTTAGAAATATAGGGAGACCAGTATGACTACCCCGCCCGAAGGCAGGACAGTCAGAAGGGACGACAAAACCTTGGTTAAGCCATTTTTCGATAGCTTTTCCATAGTTTGCCAGGGTTATCGCCAAAAACGACAACCCCTCGTGTTCTATCCGACGTTCGACAGTTTTTATGTCGAACGTGGCGCTAGTGCAACATCGTACGGCCATTTCGTTAGCCGTACAGGACCAGAGTGACGTCAGGCTTTTCATGGTCCCCCTTTAATAGAGGTGGCCAGTCCATAGCTTAGACGACAGGACTACACACGATGCGAGTACGTTATTGGCAACGTCTCATTACGGAGATTATTCATCGCCGTAAGAAGAGAGGCTACCAGTTCACGTTCACGCTTACTTGGGCTCGCGCCCAAGTGGACCGTAATCTGAATTATCGGCTTTGAGCTTTCGCTCTTAGAGATAAACCTCAGATGGGTACGCGTGCAGTTTTCATTGCTCATGGGCACGCACTGTGCCCAAAGAGGAGCAATTCACTGACCACATAGATAGCGTTGAAGAGCGCCACTACGACAACCAAGAATTTCTTGGTAAAAGTCGTACGAGGGTCTCGGTCAACGCTACGCCTGCCGGATGTCATCCGAACAGGACGTCGCGGTCCATCGATCTCTCGATGGCCGTTACCACGTGGTCCATGAGGATCATCAGACACTTGACAGGAAGGCTAGCTTTTGGCTAGTTCTCCCCGCCGAGCAACTTGGTGATCATCACGTCGGAGGTAGCCGAAAACGCGGTTTTGAAACCGGTGTAGACGGCCAACGCCTCGGTTGACGTGTAACCGGCAGGCGGAAGGTCAAAGACGAGCTGAACGCCCATCGAGACCTTCACGTTTTCTGCCGGCTTAAACGGATCCGAGGTGATCTTCGAAGTGTCGATCCGAAGGAGTCGGCGTGTGCGCTTACCGTACTGGTGGCTCGCACGCACGACGATCAAACCGTCCGCGCTTTGGTAGTCGGAGGCGTTATCCTCCACGTTCACACGTGGTAGGGACACCGCCGACGCCGGGGCAATCGTGACGGACAACGGGTCGGAAAACGACATAAGCATCACTCCTAGGAGCCTGGTTAGACTCCCATTGGCGTTTAGACGCAGATGGTACAACAACCGAGCTAACGGGATAGTCCCACAGCTGCGGCTATTAGCCTTTGTCGGGCGGAAAGTTCCTCCCAACCAAGGTGAAAACCATAAGGTGAGGCCTTCAGACGTCTTTTGCACTCAGAAATGAGTACGATGTCTGTTGGTCGTGCTTCCGTCGGATATTTTCCGGTCGGACCCACGAATGTATACGTGTCAACGGAAATTGAATGTTCCATGACATACGCATACAACCAAACCTGGCCGTCGATAAGGTAGTCAGAGAAATTGCTTATAGCATCTCCCCAGCTACCAAACCAATCGAAGGCCCAGCTCCAAGGAGCAAGGTTCCAGATAGTATCTGGAGTGGGCGCCACGCCGAACAAACGGCGCGCTTCGATGACTGCACGTCTTGTCTCCTGAAGGAGACCACCTCCAGAAGGAGGTATAAAGTACGTACAAGCACCGGAGAACCACTGTAGACGGGACTGTTTACGTACCCGTATAACCTTGCCCTTATTAAGGAAGGCGTTGTTGTCCAAAGTACCATTACTTGGTGAATACCAAGGGCTGGTATTTTCACGGATAACCGTGACGGACTCCTTCGTCTCCGGTGGCAAACCACCCTTACGGTAAACCACTTGCCCTGACTCTTCCAGAAACTTAGACAAAATGTCCGAGCTCCTGTAAACCGCCTTAGATAGGCGGTAGAGATCATTGGTAAATGGTACCCAACCGAACTGATAATTGAGGTACTCGCTGCCAATGGCACGTCTCCGTGCCTTGCCAGACAAGCGACCCCACTTCTCAAACAGCGGAAAACCGATAGTCTTTGGTAGACCATCGGTGAACAACTCCGCTGAAGCGGTTAGGAATTCCGAAACGGGGGCAGAGGGACTCAAGTCCGCCATCAGACCCGTACCAGCTTTCTCCAAGTCAGAAAGACTTGAATCAAAGAAGGGCGGGAACGACAGCGTACTCGGGCTGCACGGAAGGAATGGGCCGTCATAAGACGCTCCATCCGTCCGTCCAGAAAAAGGACCGATCGAATGTTCCAGATGAGTCATTTCTGACGAACCTAGAGCATAACTCTTTCGAGTTTCGAAAGGTCCTCCCATGTCCCCTTGGTAAAGACGTTTATTACGTCTCCTCCAATTAGGATGGTTTTCTGACGCAGTAACCTGCGTCCCTGTAAGTGGGGTAAAGGGGATGAGATTATCACCTCGGGTAACAAGATTCTGAACTCTTCCGAGTCCAGAAATGTCCACCCAAGAGTGAGTCTGACCTCCAACCACTCCGTCGTACGGAACAGATCTTGTACGTACGGAGATAGTAACCTCCTTTCAGGCCACCAACTGTATGGTCCTAATCTGGTCCAACATTAGACACAGACTACTTGGTACTAAATGCGGTCTAGAATTCCTAGACTATCCAGGTACGCAGCGACGTACGACGAAAGGCAAATGCCTCCCGGCGTATAGTCACGCGGCCTCTTAAAGCCGTTAACTCTGTCCTTGTGAGACAGGACGGCCTTAAACTCGATGTAATTGAACATCATTTCTGATATTCTTTCCATCGAGAGCGCATAGTACTCCGCGTACACATTCAGAGCTGTTTCCAGCTCATGATGCTCCGCGGGGGTTGTCCCCCCGGAAGCCGGACTATACTGATGCATAGTCCTCCTTTCTGGGGAGGTTCCCCAATAGTCTGATCCAACATAGGATCAGGATGTACTGCACTGCGCCCAGGGCCCCGCAAGGGGCCC